GGCAAAGAAGTTTTGTCCATTTTACCTTTGCACACACCTCAAATGGACCCGGCAACCTCACTTATGTATTTCGGTGAGGTACCGGCTGGGCAGTTCTACGCCCAGCCGGGCCCACTCGACTATGAGCCGATCCTTCGCCTCACCCCAGAGGAGACAGTGGATTTGGTGAATGGTTGGGCGGGTAGTCAACAATGGACTCGTTCCAGAACAACGACAGTAGAGACGAGGGTGACGGTGATGGCCCAGCGTCCCAGCCCCATGGTGGTGGATCTCCCTGAACAAGGAGCTACCCGGAGCTTGTGGACTCGTCTAGTCGGCTGGATCAGAACGCCTAGTGGAAACACGGACGACGTTGCGGACGTTGGAAGTGAGGCGAGCGAGACCATGAGCTTGATGAGCAGCACGTACAGTTCGGACTCCGAGTTGGGCGCGACCGAGACCGTTACTGTGACGGAAACCGAAACGACGAGCACGAGCTTGGTTCTGTGGCGCGGAGATCTGGCAGTAGTGTCGGAGGAACGCGCATTGGTACGAGCAACGCAGAGGATCGAGGCCCAGGAGGAGCGGGAGATCAGGGTCTTCGGAGATTCTGTGAAGCCTAGCGCCAAGAAGCAGACGTATAAGCATTTTGTCGAAATTGAGTACATGCGCGGCCGCAAACGTGGGACGAGGGGCAAGCAGAGGCCCTACAAAGCAAAGCGGATCGAGTATTGTTCCTTGATGGAGACGGCAATACGGTTGATGTCGGACCCGACCTTCAAGTTCAGCGACAGTGAGTTGGCTGATGTGTACCGCGAGTTGATGGCGCAACACAAGCGAGAGGGTTGTGAGTTGGGGTTCGGCAACAAGAAGACCAAGAAAATCGTGTACGAGAAGGCAGGCCCAGGCAGTCATGGAGCAATGGTAGCATCGCACTGTCGAGAGGCTTTGAGCCCAGGTTCCGCTTTCGTGCAAGCACAGTTCAGGATGGTGAGGAAAGAGGTCGTTCTCGACTTGAAGGCCCGTTGGATGATACACTGGGCGGCCACAGAGAATCGAACCGGGCCCACGCTCGGCCAGAGGATCAGGCTCAACTGGTGGACATTCAAGACGGCCCTCGGGTTGTCAGCGCCTCTGCCCCCGCGACAATAGGCTAGCGTGGTTGAGAGGGAAATGGTTTGTTATGGTGGGCCTCGGCTGAAGAAGCACGCCCCAGATTGTTCTGGAACTGATTGCTCCGGCTCTCAACTTACCATAACCCATATGCCCACCAACTATCGCTGCCGCCCAACCCGTAGGCCTCAGATGTACATATCTCCTCCCGTTATCAACACTCATATTACCCAGCAACGCTGGTTCTATCCCAAACCATGCATATGCAACATAATCAACGCACTGGAGATGAGGGTTGGTAAATGTGTCCGAAGGCCTAACGAGAAATACATTGAGGAGTATGTCACCCCCTTTGCAGTCACCTTGGCAAAATTTTGTTCAGCACGGCCAGCCCGTTATTCCGAGGTATACGCAGGCTACACAGGGGCAAAACGCGCACGCTACCAGCGCGCCCATGAGAATTTGTTGAAGCAAGGCAAGATGGTTCGCAAGGACCAGAGCAGGGTCAAGATGTTCGTCAAGATGGAGGCCTATAAGTTTGACGAGGAGAAGCCGTATCCAGATTGTCGCGCGATCCAATTTCGGTCATTTGAGTACACTCTTCAGCTAGCCTCGATTATAAGGAGAGCAGAGCACAAGATGTATGTCGCAAAGGACATCCCCGGTTTCGGCTTGGGACGTCATTTCGGCAAGAATTTGTGTCCTCGCTCTCTCGCCCGAGAGTTGAGGCGAGCGTACGATAGCATTCCTGGTTGCAAAGTTGTTCTTTTGGACGTTACTCGGTTCGATGCCCATGTGTCGAGACCCATCATGAAGAGAGTTGAACACGTCTTTTGGAACAAAGCATGTGACCACCCACAGCTTTCGGAGCTCTTGGAGTGGAAATTGGACAATGAGGGATCGGCGCGCAGCGGTGATGACCGAGTCAAATACAAAGTCAAGGGCGGGAGGATGTCAGGAGACGCCGATACGGGTGCAAGCAATTGTGTCCAAGTCGCGTGTGCCTTGGCGTCTTTAGCCAAAGTGGCCAAGATCAAGAAGTTCGCCATGAATGTCAATGGAGATGACAGTGTTTTCCTGTTTGAGGGCGAGCTGAGTGACGAGCAGATTATTGCGCATTTCGACAAGCTGGGGATGGAGGTCAAAATCGAGGGGAGACCAGGTTCATTCGAGGAGATAGACTATTGCCAGGCGCGACCAGTGCTAGTGGCGGGTGAGTGGGTCATGATCAGAAATCCGACAAAGGTCATGACTAAGGTTGGTATGACACATAAGAGGCAAGGTGTGTCCAACTACCTCAAGCGGGTGTACACGACTTGTTTAGGCGAGTTAGCACTGGCTAGAGGCACCCCCGTGATACAGCCATACTTGGAAAGGTTACTTCTTCTCACCCACAGTCAGATGAACAGGAGATCCGCGAGGAGACCAATTTTGGGTCAGGCCATCTCAGATAGCTATCGATTGTCCGGTTGGTTACCGTCTGATTGGAAGAGTGGACGCACAATCCCAATTAGTAGCGAGACCCGCAAGAGCTTTGCCAATGCCTTTGGCATTTCAGTCACAGAACAGATTCGATTGGAAGGCGAGATCAGCCGCTGGACAGCTGACTTCGTAAATCCCGGCAAGGGTTGGCCCATTATGCACCCTTGGGTTTGGTCCGGGCCAGAAAAAGAGAGATGGTAGAATGGGGTCTGTCACCTTAAATCGCCCAAAACGCAAAGCGTGCTAAACAAAATGCCAAGAGACTGCACGGGTGAGCCCGACGGGGTGGTGGCCGATGAACAGTCCGCGAGTTGGCGCGCATCCCATACACCATCAAGATGACAAAACAAAAGAAAACCAAAGCAGTAGCAAAGTCTACGACGAAGAAAACACCACGACAGGCCATGCAGAGGAGGGTCCAAGTGCCCGCTTCCAATGGTTGCTTATTGTCGCCATCCAAGTTCTCAATGCAAACAGTTTCGGAGGGAGTTGTGAGGTTCCGTGGCCATGAGCTCCTAGGATCCCTAAGCACCGTGTCCTTCTCTCCAATTGCCGGAGTGTTTGATCTCAACCCAGCTTGCTGGAGGAACTCTAGGTTGGCGCGCATTGCAGCGACTTATGAGAAGTATCGCTATGACTCTTTCACAATCAGGTACCACCCCACTGTGCCCACCATCGCCCCAAATGCCATCGCGACGTACGTTGAGTTGGAAGTAGAGGAGGATATTGCGACTAACGTCATATCCGCCTTGAACCACCAATTTGCAGCGTTGGGCCCGGCGTGGGCAGGGCATGAGGTCCACTATCGTCGTCCTTCTCAGGACCCGAAAGCGTACTACCTCACGGACCGTGTGGTTGGCAACAGGAGCGACATGTCGCAAGGGAAGGTTGTTTGTGTTTCCAGTGCGGATGGGCCACAGGCTTTTGGATACATCTCAATTGAGTATGATGTCGTCTTTATGTACCCAGAGCTCGAACCGGGTTACCCTGGTGAGCAGTATGTCCAAAGTACGGCGACAATTCCAGTCTTGGCCCCAGGAAGCAACATCCTTACCAACCCCAATTGGTCCCATGTTGGTGCACGAGTGGCGGAGGTGGTGTTGCAGGAGGGTCTACCCGGTTGTTTCAACGCAGCAGGTGCGACCATCGACTTCGCCATCGGCGCCGTCTTGTACACCGCTTGGGATGGGGTGGCTTGGCTCTTGTACCAGAATCTTGAACAAGCGCTGTCGCTTGTGAATCCTCTCCGGACCTCGGCTGGCCTCGCGGGTATGACGCTTGATTACTTCGTTCGCAAACTTACTGTTGGTATTCCTTAAAATAAAAACAATGAGGCAGAGCACCAGGGATAGTGTTCGGGCTTAACGACCCCGCCAAATCGAGTTAGCCAAAAGAAACCCGGAGATGGAGTTCGAAGGGTTAGCCGGGAGTAGCGCCCCGGGGTATCTAAGGTAGCCAGGCGGTGGGAGTCAGTGCGAGTTGGTGGATGAACCAAACTGTGGTGTGTAGACCGGGGATCGTTGATCGTCTATGGCGTAAGAATAGTGCGTCGTCCAAAAGGGACATTCGATCAGACAGACCACAGGTTGGTTCATCGTCGCTGGCTGAGCTGATTGCCCATGCACGCAGTGCAAAACCCTACCTTCGCCGAGGGGTGTCCACAAAGCCTGTCCAGGTGGGAACTGGGGAGGTACGGCCTGACCGTGGTTGAAGCCATC